CCGCCGGTGACTAAAAAATACGGATCTCCTAAAATTTCTATCTCACATGTGATCATATCAGTATTAGTTATGACAGCATCATGCATGGACTTTACTAATGCATTATATGTTAAATTAGAAAGACTTGTATTTTCTCCTTTGGCCAATCCAGATGATAAAGTTGGATCTGATATTTTGGCAGGCAATGGTATAGTTCCTCCCTTAAGGCTAGATCCGGGGTATGGTTGTATACCAATGAAGGAATCTCCATTTGATTGAATTTGTCCCCAATTTTTTAAAGAAGCACCGTTAGGAGTTGGATTACTATTTGCTCTTGGATATCCTTGATAAAATAAATGGTTGAATTGAATATTAAAAGATCGAATATCAACATTTTGTCCCATATACAAATATTTGTATTGGCGTTTTGTATGTCCTCTTAATGCATTATAATCAGATATATTACCGTAACCTTGGAATAATGGAATCCTAGAATGGTGCATATCATATGGTAATATTGTATATTTGTAATCATAGGTATAATCATTCCGTGTAGCATTCCATGCTTTTGGAACTGTTTCAACCGCTACATGTGCATACGGAACTGTTTGATCGTTTATAGCTTCAGTTTTCTTTTTTAATATATCTTTTCCATAATTACTATCTCTAAGTATTGATGATATTAAATCAACTATTTTAGAATTGGTTGGAAATTGTAGTGTGACTTTTGATCTATCTAATTTAAGATTAGGTGTATTAACAAATCCCGAAGGACACTCATCTCCAATAAACTGGGTTGTATAAGCATTTGGTACATTGGGACCGGGTTTTGGAAATGCATAAACCGCAGGGCCCTCTAGATCATCTATTATTTTTTTATCAAATATTTCTTTATTGTTAGAAGAATAGTTATATGGTCCTTGACCATTGTTAGGGGGTGAAGGTGCTACAATTGTATATGTATCATGATTTCCAAGTGAGTCATCACTTTTACTGTTTGGCGATTTTTCTTTCTTCCATGCTTTTTCAGCAGCCTTAGTAAGTGTCTTTCCAAGATTTGTGAGCACTTCTCCAACATTTGCACCGTTAACTTTTATAGTATCTTTAGTATTATTGTGATCGCCGTAGGCTAATTCACTTAACGGTATTGCAGTACATTTATACGTTGTTCCATTTTCATTTGTTGATATTTCCATTTTTGTAAATTTAATTATAAAATATCTAGTAGTATAAGGTATGTTAACTGCTTGGCCGTTAAAAACGTTTTCTCCGTCCCTATCATCTACATAGCCTTTGAATTCAATTTTTAAAATAAATGGTGCTGACAGATAAGACACATTGCCCGCTGCCTTAGCTGTAAAATATAATGCCTCTCTAAATCCATCAAATGAGTACGGTTCAACTACATCAAATCTTATTTTTGTACCCATTGCTAAATTTGTGTTTTTACTAAATCCCATTATAGTATCTATCTCTACGTTATTAATAAACATATCAAATTTACCGGGATTACTTTCATTAAATGATTTTATATAGTCTGTTTCTTCGAAAGAAGAAGAAGAAATTCCCGCCGCGCTCTTTCCGGCTGATTTAATTATAGCAAAATCTTCGGTATATGTCCACATAAGTTTAGGATTGTCGGCAGCTAATTGCACAGCAGTATGTGGTATTGCAGATAATGTAAAAAGATAATTAAAACTCCTAAACTGATGTAAAGGATTTATTTCCGGAGTAGCAGAAGCACCAGCTGTATTAGATTTTATACTTTGAGGAGATACTGGAGCGGGTGCTGAGGCGGGTGCCGGGGCGGGTGCCGGAGCAGACGCTCGAGACAACGGGGGGAATACCGGGGATACCGAGGATACCGGGGATACCGGGGCAGGTACTGAAACACTTGGATTGGATTTTCCTTGAATAACAGTTTTTTTCTCAACGGTTACTCCCTGTTTTGCAGGAGTAACAGAACTAGATTCAACCGCGGCACGGGCGGCAGTAGCTTCTTTTGCACGAGCTGCTTGAAAATCTTGCTCATCTAATGCCGTGTACAGTTTGGTATTAAGTCTTTTTAACCGTGCTGTTTCATTTGCCCGCGCATTGTCAGCACGAACTTTTTCTTCACCAGCCCATTGGGGCCAGACCCAGGCGGCTGGTACTCCGTTTGAATTTCTTTTTAAGTCATCCCAAAAAGACATACTATAATCCTATTGCTTTTAATGTATTAAGTTGTGGTAGCTTAATACGTTGTCCTGCATATAAATCATATACAGGATCTTTGATTATATCTTTATTACGAACAGCAAATACCCACCATAGTCTAGAATCACCATACAAATCGTATGCTAATAAATCTGGTCTATTAGTGTGTTGTGGTAATATTTCATATTCAACATCATTTGCCAAGTATGGAATTTGTCTAAGTTGTAAAGTTTCAAGATAATTGTCCATAACAGTAGTATATGCGTATGGACTTGTTGAAGCGTAAAAAGACATTATAGATATCCTTGTGGTTTAGCAGATCCGTTTAGATAGTTAGTAACTTGTGCCTGTGCCAATAATTCTCTTCTACTATAAGTTGGTAATAATATTATAGATATAGTAGAAACTGTCGGAACCATATTATATTCTGCATATTCTACCTGTCCAGGAGTTCTAGGAGAGTCGCTAGGCAATCCTTTTGTCGAATAATAATCAACATCAGAGGGTAATTCCATTTTAAAAGATTGTATAACTACCGGAACATTACTATATTGATGATTTCCGTATGCATTAAATCTGCATATAGGAGGTGGGGCGCCTGCATTAGTATCTTGTCCAAATCTCATTTTCATTAACGATCTAAGTAAATGAACAGTGGCTAACCAAATTCGTGCTTCGGGATCATTTTGAACTGTAAATTTTCCAGAAATTGTTATTGGTCCGGGTGTACTACCTTTGTAAAAATTAAACGAATAATTAGAATGTGTTGGATTAACTGTTGTATAACTTGCTGAAAAATCTTGAGATATTGTAGGAGTATAAGGAAATACAATATCCTTAAGAAAAAAAGGACCAAATTGATCACCAAGTTTATGACTTTTTGGTAATATTAGTTTTACTCTAAAATCTTGTTTGTCATTCATATTAACAGTGAATGACGGACTAACATCACCGGGAGTAGTTTTTTGTCGCCCTAATCTCTCTTTTTGAGATAAACCTAATGTGCTATTAAATAGTCGAGTCACTCCAGTTTTTTCATCAATTTTAGAAGCTGTGTCGAGTAGAAAACGAGTTAAATTTGCCATAGTTCATTAATTCCTTAATAGCATATTTACCCAATAAATAATGTAGGTAGTTAACTAATCGGTTGACTTTTCTTCTCAAATAATCTAAACTAGATAAAAAGGAGGTCTCGCTAAGAATGACCACAACTACAACAACATCATTGTCCACCGGACGTAAAGTAAAATATCTCAATAATAGAGATCTATTAGCAGAAATACATAAAAGTAAATGTTCATTTAGCAGCTTTGTTAGCCCGGACTATAAACAACATGACATTATATTAAGCAATTTAGATAAAATTAATATCAGAACAATAGCAGATGCTAAACGTGCTAGAGCAAAAAGAAAAGGTTTAGAAGCATTTATTGCCGCTAGACTATCAGGTGATAAAAAAATAAAACTATTAGAATGCACACCCGACTATAAAACTATTCTTAAAACTGATATTGTCATAAGAATTATGACATTCGATCATATTCCCCTGGCTCCGGGTAGAAAGAAAACTGTTAAAAGTACAGCAGATAATCACGAAAAAGTAAATTTTCCTCCTTTTCAACATTGGAAATTTAATGATCAAGATGAACTAATTTGTATTGCAAAAAGCCACTGGAAAGGCCCATTAGATACTGGTGTGTTTAGCAAAGATCACGGCAGGATTACAGAAAATCTAGGAAAGATGTATATTAAATTATCAGAGAGATATGCTCAACGTAGCAACTGGAGAGGATATACATATGTAGAAGAAATGCGGGGACAAGCAGTTTTGCAATTAAGTCAAATTGGTCTTCAGTTTGATGAATCTAAATCAGAAAATCCATTTGCATATTATACCGCAGCAGTAACCAACAGCTTTACTAGAGTATTAAATTTAGAAAAGAAAAGTCAAAATATCCGTGACGATTTATTAGAAATTGCAGGACTAACTCCTAGCTTAACTCGTCAATCTGCTGCATTGTTTGCTGAAGAAAATGCAAGACAGGCTGAATTGTATAAAAATATAAGAATGCCAAAAAGTGAAGAAACTAGCATCGAAGATGAAGAAGATACTTGACCTCCATGATACATATTTGCTATACTGTATCTAGGAGAGTCTGTTGATGTCATTATTTAAAAAAGTAGCATGTTTTACCGATATACATTTTGGTTTAAAATCAAATTCATCAACCCATAATCAAGATTGTGAAGATTTTGTAGATTGGTTTATTGCTAAAGCAAAAGCTGCTGGTGCTGAAACTGGTATTTTCTTAGGAGATTGGCATCATAATAGAAATTCTATTAATTTAATTACCTTAGATTCTAGTTTGCGATGTTTAGAAAAACTAGGCGCAGCATTTGAACAGTTCTACTGGTTTCCGGGAAATCATGATCTGTTCTATAAGGACAAGCGTGACATTCACTCGAGTGCTTTTGGTAGGCACGTTCCAGGCGTTACTATTGTAGATAGTGTTACAACCCGGGGTGATGTTACTCTTGTGCCTTGGTTAGTAGGTGACGAATGGAAAACTATTAGTCAAATTAAAAGCAAATATATGTTTGGTCATTTCGAACTACCTTTGTTTTTTATGAATGCAATGGTACAGATGCCCGATCACGGTGAACTACAATCTAGTCACTTTAAACATCAAGACTATGTGTTCAGCGGACATTTCCATAAACGTCAACAACGAGATAAGATTGTTTATATAGGTAATCCGTTTCCTCACAATTATGCCGATGCATGGGATGATGACCGGGGAATGATGCTATTAGAATGGGGCGGTTCTCCAGAATTTATTAATTGGGACGATGCTCCCAAGTATAGAACTATTACTTTAAGTAGATTAATTGACGAAAAAGACGACATAATGAAATCGAAGATGTATCTTCGTGTTAATTTAGACATTGATATTACATATGAAGAAGCAAATTTCATTAAAGAAACGTATATAAAAGAACACGACATTCGTGATATTACGTTAATACAAGAAAAAAGTAATATAGAAAATAATTCTACAGATAATCTCGATGCTTCATTTGAAAGTGTAGATCAAATTGTTTCTGAACAATTACTAAGCATTACATCAGATAGTATTGATTCAACAGTATTGTTAGAAATTTATAATAGCCTATGATTCACATTAAAAATATTACAGTAAAAAACTTCTTATCAGTAGGAAATCAAACTCAGGCAGTTGAATTTGACAAGCAACCACTTACATTGGTATTAGGTGTTAACTTAGATCTAGGCGGTGATGATAGCGGTAGCAGGAACGGAACTGGCAAAACTACTATAGTAAATGCAATATCATATGCACTTTACGGACAGGCGTTGACCAATATTAAAAAAGAAAATCTAATTAATAAAACTAACGGTAAGGCCATGCTTGTTACCGTTGAGTTTGAAAAAGATGGAACTTTATATAGGATTGAACGAGGTCGTAAACCTAATGTAATGCAACTGTTTGTCAATGATAACGAGAAAAAATCGTCAAATGAAGATGATGAAAGTCAAGGCGATAGCAGAGAAACACAAAAATATATTGATGATGTTTTAGAAATGAGTCACACTATGTTTAAGCATTTAGTTGCGTTAAACACTTATACAGAACCATTTCTAAGTATGAAGGCCGCAGATCAACGAGAAGTAATCGAACAACTACTAGGTATTACTATACTGAGTGAAAAAGCCGAAGTACTAAAAGCTGAAGTTAAAATTAATAAAGATAACGTCCAAACTGAGACATTTAAAATAGAAAGTATCAAAGCAGCCAACGAAAATGTACAGAAAAGCATTGATAGTTTAATACTTAAAAGCAAAGCGTGGGATAACAAAAAAGATTCTGATATTGAAAATATCGGACGAGCTATGATGCGATTAGAAACTGTAGATATTGAAGCAGAATTGGCAGCACATACAGAACTTAAACTATGGAACGATCATAATACTAAAATACAAGGGTTGAATAAACAAAAGGCAACATTAGATGCTGCCCTTGGACAAGCTGAAAAAACTGTTAAGAAGTATGAACAAGAATTAAAAAGTCTAGAAAACAAAACATGTCATGCTTGCGAACAAGAACTTCATGATCATAAACATGAAGAAATGACTAATAATGCTACAACACATCTAACTGAGTCAAAGAAATATTTTGATAAAGTATCGCAAGACTTAGAAAAAATTACAGATGAAATAGGTGATGGTGATGTGCCTCGCAGACCTAATACATTCTACGATACCGAAGCAGAAGCATTGGGACATAAGAACAATTTAGATGGACTTGAAAAAAGTTTGACTACAAGAGCAGACGAACCTAATCCTTATCAAGAACAAATTGACGAATTACGTAAGACTGCACTACAAGATATTTCTTGGGACACAATAAATTCTCTTGTTAAACTTAAAGATCATCAAGAATTTTTATTAAAATTGTTAACAAATAAAGATTCATTTATTCGTAAAAAAATAATTGATCAAAATTTAACTTATTTGAATAAACGATTAGGATATTATATTGATAGATTAGGATTACCCCATCAAGTTGTTTTTCAAAATGATTTAACTGTGGAGATTACACAGCTAGGACAAGATTTAGATTTTGATAATTTAAGTCGAGGTGAACGTAATAGATTAATATTGAGCATGAGCTTTGCATTTCGAGATGTTTGGGAAAACTTATATCAAAGTATAAATCTACTCTTTATTGATGAGCTAATTGATGCCGGAATGGATGCTGCTGGTGTAGAGGCGGGCATTGGAGTATTGAAAAAAATGGCCAGAGAGAGAAATAAGAATATATACTTAATATCACATAAAGATGAACTTATCGGAAGAGTTAATAATGTCTTAAGAGTAACAAAAGAGAATGGTTTTACCAGTTACTCAAACGATGTGGACTATGTTGAGGCATAGGGATAAATGACTGAGTTAGAGCAATATAGAGAGTTGTATAATAAATTTATTTCGTTACTTGCAGAATTGCATAATTGTAATGTTAGATTTAGCAAACAACCAAGTAACGAAACTGGATTTTTTCTTAGAAAAATTCTAAGAAAAATAAGGGACGCGGAAAAAGAACTATGGGGTTCGGCAGTCCGCGCAAGTAAGGAAGCTAAGGCTAACAAGAGAGCAAAATTACTGCAAAAGCAGAAAGATGCGGAATATAGAAAATTAAATCCCCCTAAACGGGGTAGACCAAAAAAGGAAAGATAATATGAACAATACAATAGAACAACTAAAAGCACAATTTGAAGATTTCTTAAAAGAAGATGCAAAATTTACAGCCGGTAATGCTTCCGCAGGTACAAGAGCACGTAAGGCATTGGGCGAAGTTGGTAAATTAGTCAAGGCACGCCGTAATGAAATTACTGCTGAAAAGAATGCTCGTAAAGAAGCCAAGGTTGCTTAAATGAATCTCACAGTAAACGATAGATATGTAGGGCTACGTTGCAAAGTTTGTAACGGATCTACTTCTATTTTAGGTGTTTGTGATTTTAATAAAACATGTGAAGAAGAAAAACAAATCTTAATATTTGATTGGATAGGACATCCTATCTATTATCATCAATGTGACGATTGCAGGTTTATTTTTACAATTGACTTAGATCATTGGACTAAAGATGATTTCATTTCAAATGTTTATAATGACGAATACATTAAAGTAGATCCAGAATATGCAGGTGATAGACCTAAAAAATGTATCAATTGGTTTAGTCCGATGCTTGCAGGCGATAAAACAATTTCAGTTCTAGATTATGGTGCAGGTAACGACCTATTCAGTAAAGAACTTAGAAATTCTGGGTACAATGCAGTAGGTTGGGATACTATGTGGCAAACCGAACCAACGTTTGATAAAACAAAAAAGTTTGATGTTGTAACAGCATTTGAAGTATTAGAACATACTCCCACTCCTTGGGAAACAATGACCGAACTATTAGAGTTTGTTAATCCTCAGTCAGGACAAATTGTATTCAGTACATTAGTTAATGATATTATAGGAGAGCAAGGAGCATATTATTGGTATCTTGCTCCTAGAAATGGACATGTATGTATGCATTCTCAACGAAGTTTAGAACTTATGTTTGACAAAGTAGGCATGACCATACAAAGTTTTAGTCCAAGTCAGCATGTTGCTAGTTGGAAAGAATAATGACATGGTACCATAAAGGTTCTATAATTACAGAATTGCCCGAAGATTGCGTGGGATTTGTTTATCTTATTTCATGTAATCTAACAGGCAGGATGTATATTGGTAAAAAGTTAGCAAAATTTAGTAAAACGACCTACAAGACTGTAAAGTTGAAGAACGGCACCAAGAAGAAAAAGAAGATCAGAAGCAAAATAGACAGCGACTGGCAAGAATATTATGGCTCAAACATAGAACTTAACAAAGATGTTGAGTTACACGGCAAAGAAAACTTCACAAGAGAAATATTACATTATTGTAAAAGCAAAGCAGAAACATCGTACATTGAGGCCCGTGAACAATTCGACCGCAAAGTATTAGAATCAAAAGAATATTATAACGGACAAATATCTGTCCGTGTCCATGGCTCACACATTATAAACAAAATTTAATCGGTTCACAGCTCGCACCTGCTAATTTCGGGTGCCCGTATACCTGGATCTAGGATCACAGGGAGGGAAATCTCTTGCCGATAAGAGTGCTCATCTACTACCCGAAAGGATGAAGATCGTAAAATGCTTACGGTTTGGATGTTTGAAGATAAAGAATAAGCAAAAAGAAGGGATAGTATTCCCTACGTTTACAAATATGTTAGTGTATATTTGTAAGCTGCCGCTGGATAAAGACGCTGCTCGTGGTACAGGCCAACCGCCACTGTAATGCAGTAACACTAAGTGACATATGTTCGACTCGAATAATGTTTCTTTGCCCTGCTCGGGCAAAGTGTGACTGAACGATCTGAATAATATTATATCATCTTCGATGAGAAACAATGCTTCAAGCGATAGCGTAGAAGCAAATGAGCGTTAGCTCATTTCATATCAATAGGTTAAAAGAAAGGAAGTTTAGTTTTATTAGTAGTTTCTAAATTTGATTCTATTAATTTACTAATTACTTCTATATCTTCTCTATCTAGATTATAGGCTTGTTCGATATTGAGACCACCACGCATATACCAACAGAGTTTAAACAAATTATCTTTTACGGCTCTTATCTCTTTTTCCATCTTTGAAACTAGTTCGTTAATTTCTTCTAAACTAAGAGTTAAGAGCCTCATACGAAAAAATTAGTCTGATCAAATGTTATAGGAACTTCTATGATCTCAGGAGATCCAGCTGCTATCATTTCTGGAGTTGCATTGATTAACATTGGCTTGATGGCGTTTTTAGTTCTCATCTCATCTAACCGATTTTTAACTGCATCATAAATGTCTTTATCGCAATTATTCATAAATTCTTTGATAAATTCAGGATCGTCAGTTGTACCAGCTGAACTTTCTATCCTGTAAACAGAATTATTAATAATGCCCACTGTTAAATCAGTTAACTTTTTGAGACTATCTCTAAATGCTGAAATCTTTTGTTCTTCAGTTAACACTGAATTATTTAATAAATTCATTATTTTTTGAGTTTCAAAGTTTTGTTGATTTGCTTGGCTTATAACTTTATAATTAACGGGCTTGACAAATATTGCCAAACTGTCACCAAAGTTAATTTGTTCATCCCAAGTTACTGTTTCGTATAGTGAATCTAAAATAGTTCTTAAATCTACTGAATACGTAAGTTCATCTTTTCCGATAGTCATTTCCATTTGTGTACCATACGTAGCTAAACGTAGTGCTACTAAGATAACATCTAAGTCTATATTGGGAATTTCCCATGCATTATGAATAGCTGGAATACAATTTTGTATAACATCTACAATTGCTTGTCCGTTTAGTAATGAATCAGGAGTTTTAAGTAATAACTCATCTCTAGCAGTCATGGAAAACACAGCATATTCTCCATTTGGAGATATATCTAATGCACCCTCTGGCCAAAATTTTCCTTGACTAGGCAGTTTAATGTATATTTTAGGTTGCCTCATTAAACTGATTAGAGGGTTAACTTTAAGTTTTTGATCAATAGAATCCATGGTGTATACTCCGAATAAATAAGATGGGACGAATCTGGTGATAGTATTTATGTATGCATATAATTAGGAAAAATAACAATGAGTATTGAAACAGCAGCAATGGAAAAAATCCTCGCTGATCTTTACAAGGCCACACAGGCTCAGGGAAAAGCTCAGGCTGCTGCATTTGAAAAATTAGCCAAAGCATCGGGACTAGATCCTAAAATTGTAAAACAGACTAATGATAATGTTAAGGATCTCGGAAACTCATCAGGTGATGCGGCTGAATCTACAGGCAAATTAGCTAGAGCTGGTAATCTAGTCGGTTCTGTCCTTGCTGACTTAGTTGGAGGAGTAGCGGCTACTACGGGCAATTTAGTTAAATTTGGATTCTCAACACTATCTGGCACGGCTAAGATGAGCGACCTTATAGGAGCATTTAAAGATCTTCCTATTATCGGAACAGTTGTTGGATTATTTGCATCTTTACAAAAGATACAAGAACAAAACTTGAACATGTATAGAAGTTTATCCGCTAGTGGTATAAATTTTGGAACTGGTTTACAAGCGTTACAAGGTGATTTTTTAAAATTAGGATTAACGTCTGACGAATATGTTAAAACATTGACATCAAATACTGATATTTTTACATTAATGGGTAATAATGTAACTGCTGGTGCTAAGAATTTTAAAACTCTTAATAAAGAATTATTAGATAATCACAGTGAATTGTTAAGTTTAGGTTTTAGTTATCAAGAAATTTCTAATGTGGTTACTAGTTTTTCTAGAGTAACTGCTGGATTAAACAAACAGCAACAACAAGATACTAAGGGTACTGCTGATGCTATGGCCGCATATGCTAAAGAAATAGATTTATTAGCTAGATTAACTGGTGAATCTAGAGAAGCTACACAGAAAAAATTAGAAGCAGAACAACAAGAAGCTAGTTGGCAAGCATTCTTAGCAACATTACCTAAGGATTTAAAAGCCGCCCACGAAAAAGGTCTAGCAATAGCACAAGCATCTGGAGTTGCTGGTGCTGCGGATATTTATAAAGCAAGTACATTGGGAATAACTGCGGTTAGTGAAGGAGCCGGACTTGCATATAGTATGCAATCAGAAGGTGTAGCAGCTATTGATGATATGGTTAGTAAAATTAAATCAGGAACGTTAACTGCAACGGAATTAAACAGGACGTTTGGTCAACGAGTTAGTACTATGCAATTTCAAGCTACTCAAGGTTTAAAAGATATGGGTATAGAGTTTATGGCAGTATTAGGACAAGCAGATAGGTCATTTGTTGCACACTTTGATCAATCTTTAAAAAACTATGCTATATTAGAAAATGGTCAAATAGATTCACATGAAGCAGCTATGACTCGAGGACAAGAAGCACAAGCTCAGCAAGATATTGCTGCTAAACAAAAGAATGCAGAAATTCAAGCACAGCTCGAAAGTGAGAGAGTAATAAGAAATCTAGCATATACAATATCTGTTGAATTGCAACCTGTTGTTACTGGTCTGTTAGTTCCTGCATTAAAATGGTTAGCTAAAAATACTGATCAAGTTACCGAATGGGTTAAAAAATTCGGTCAAGAGTTAGAAATTTGGGTACCAAGATTATTTTCTGAAGAAGGTCGTAAAAAAATAATTGATGCACTTGCTGACGGATTTTTGAAAATACTCGAAATTGTAAAAAATAAAATTGTAAATTCTGAAACATACAAAAGTGCTGTAAACACAGCAGGAAATACTGCAATTGGTGCAGGTGCAGGGGTAGGTGCAGTCGGTTTAGGATTAATTGCGGCAGCATTACTAGGAGCAGTTCCATCAGGTGGTTTATCATTAGGACTGTTAGCAGCCGGCGGTCTTGGAGGCGCATATGCTGGATATAATTATGAGAGTACTACCCTAGGTGCTACAGGTAAACCATTTGAAAATTATGGAAATGGTGCTCCTGCTACGTTGCACGGAACTGAAGGTGTTTTCAAACCCGAACAAATATCTTCATTGATTACTAACTCTAGAGCAGAAACTATGGCGATGGCTGTAGAACTGTTAAATAACAATAATAATCAAATGATCAGTGTTTTAAGAGAAATAAATGAAAACACTAGAAGAAATGTTGAAGCAACCAGAACGATGAATAATGCGTTTGGTTAACTGGAGTTAATACGTGAGTTGGAAAAGATATTTTACACCTGTTAATACATCAGGACAACTAAGCCCCATAGCAAATGGCGGAAGTAGACCTAGCATGTCTAGAAGTAACTACAGCAGTTATTTGCCCGACGTGTATTCCGGACATCCTAACAGATTAGAACGATACGGTCAGTACGATTCGATGGATACTGATAGTGAAGTTAATGCAGCATTTGACATTTTGGCTGAATTTTGCACCCAAATGAATGATGAAAATGGAACTCCTTTTCATGTATTCTTTAAAGAACAAGCAACTAGTACAGAAATTAAAGTTATTAAAAAATATCTTCAACAATGGACTAAGGCAAACAAGTTTCAAACTAGAATTTTTAAAATAGTTCGTAATACATTTAAGTACGGCGATGTATTTTTTGTAAGAGATCCTGAAACTCAAAAGTGGTTTTATATAGATCCCAGCAAAGTTGATAAAGTAATTGTTAACGAAAGCGAAGGTAAAAAACCCGAACAATATGTTATTCGTGACCTAAATGTTAATCTACAAAACTTAACAGTTACACAAATTAACCCAACTAATCAAAATGTAACACCTGGTGGTACTGCATACTTAACAGGCGGCGCACAACAAAAAGGCATGGTAGGAGCATATCCTACGGCCAACAGTTCTAGATTTCAACAAAATGTAAATCAACATGCAGTTGATGCTAAACATGTAATTCACATTAGTTTAAGTGAAGGTTTAGACAATAATTTCCCATTTGGCAACAGCCTAATGGAAACAATCTTTAAAGTTTATAAACAAAAAGAACTATTAGAAGATGCAATTATCATTTATCGTGTACAGCGAGCTCCGGAACGTAGAGTTTTCTATATCGATGTAGGTAATATGCCAAGCCATTTGGCTATGGGATTTGTTGAAAGAGTTAAAAATGAAGTAAATCAACGTAGAATTCCTAGTGCAGGTGGTGGCGGTTCTACAATGATTGATGCTGCATATAATCCGTTAAGTATTAACGAAGATTACTTCTTCCCACAAACGGCAGAAGGGCGTGGTAGTAAAGTTGAAATTCTTCAAGGTGGACAAAACTTAGGAGAGATCGACGACCTTCGCTACTTTACCAATAAATTGTTTAGAGCGTTGCGTATTCCCAGCAGTTATCTGCCTACTGGTGCAGATGACGGCGGAAGCAGCTTTAACGACGGCCGTGTTGGAACAGCCTACATACAAGAATTGCGATTTAACAAGTATTGCGAACGACTACAATCATTAATGCACGAGCAATTTGATACAGAATTTAAACTATACCTGTATACAAAAGGCGTTAATATAGATAACAATTTATTTGATTTACAGTTTAATCCACCACAAAACTTTGCTGCTTACCGTCAAGCAGAGATGGATACAGCCCGTGTTAACACATTTGGTACAATGGTTGCTATTCCTTTTGTTAGTAAGCGTTATGCTATGAAGAGATTCTTAGGATTAACCACAGAAGAAATTGCAGAAAATGAAAAAATGTGGAGAGAAGAGAACATTGATCAAGGTGCAAATCTAAGTGCTCAAGCAGAATTACGTAGTGCAGGCATCACTGCAAGTGGTATTACTGGTGATTTAGATGATATATCTTCTGCCACACAACCACCAGAAGGCATGGAAGGCGAAGCAGGATCCGACGTTGATGCAGGATTACCTACAGGAACTTCATCACCTACCGCCCCTGCTCCGCAGCCTTAAATAGGTAAATATAACATTATGTTATTACAAGAGTTCATTTATTTTGAAAAAGACAAAGCAGGGCCGGTAGAAAACGACCGTTATGACTCTGATCACGACACTAGTGTAATAACCAATAAAGACAATAGAAAAAGTCGTTTAACGCTCAAAATGTTAAATTCTCTAAGAAAAGCAGGTGATGCTAGAGAAATAGAAACTAGAGAAGATTTAGAATTAGTTAGGGTTATGTATGCAGCACCAGCTGAAGAAGAGTCAGCAGCACCTGCATAATATATAAAGTTAATTATATTTCTCTAAAACTAAATATTTTTGAACAAAACACATCAAAAGAAACTCAATTTTTTCGAGTTTTTATCAAAACGAGCCGTTTTAGGCGTCTTTCACATAAGTATAACATCTTGGCTGTAAATACACCATATGACAGCCTTGCCGCATCTAAATTAAGGAGAACCCGCAATGTCTAAAAAGTTTGAACAACTGTTAGATCTTCTAGTCAATGAAGAAATGGATAAAGCCAATGAGCTTTTTCATGAAATCGTTGTAGAAAAATCTAGAGAGATTTATGAAAATATGATTGCTGAAGAAACAGCAGAAGAAGAGATTGAAGAAGAAGTCGACGAAGAAGTCGACGAAGAAGTCGAAGACGAATCAATTGAAGAAAACTTTGGAGCCTACGAAGAAGAAGGCGACGACGAAACCGCTATGACCATTGGTGGTGAAAACGACCCAGGTGATAGTTTACCAGGCGACGTAATGGATCCCCACGCTGATAGCGACATGGGAGACGAAGAAGGGTCTGGTGAAATGAGTTCTGGTGAAGAACAGATCATTGATATTCTTTCTCAACTAAAAGCTGAGTTCCAAGATATTGTACAAAAGCATTCCGGCGGCGAAGAAGAGCCAGCTGAACCATCTTTTGGTGATGACAGTGAAGAAGCTGACGACGAAGAAGGCGAAGAAGCTGACGACGAAGAAGATGAAAGCATGGGCATGCCAATGCGTGAATATGTTGAAAAAGTTGGTAATGACTGGGATAAAAACAGCATGAAAACTCCACGTCCAGTTGGACATGGCACAGGCGACTTAGCTGGTCAAGCTACTGAAACAAGTACAAAAAGCGTAGGTTTGCAAAATCCTAAGCGTATTACTACATCAGCAAGCGCTCATAACATCTTAGGCGACAAGAGCCAAGGTGGTGCAAATACTGGAACAAGCCCACACGGTAAAGCTGGCGGATTAGCCGGTAGTGTTAAAGGCAAATTTACAGGTGCTGGTACACATAACGTAGACAATGTACGTTCTGGTATCAAAACTGTAACTAAAGTTGCACAAAACAGTAAAACACCAGGTCCAGTAGGTTCTGGTTCAGGTGACAAAGCAGGACAAACAAGCGTCGGTAAGGTAACAAGCCCAATCAACGGTGCACCTGGTCGTCACGCTTAATTAGAGAATCTAGATGAAATTATCTTATCTAAGAGAACACCTAAGTTTTGATCAATCCGGCATCGTAATGGAGTCGGATGACAAGGATGGCAAAAGCCTTTACCTAAAGGGCATTGCTATTCAAGGCGGTATCCGTAATCAGAATCAACGTGTATATCCTGTAAGAGAAATCGAAACTGCTGTTAATACCCTTAATGATCAAATCAAAGAAGGTTACAGTGTTTTAGGTGAAGTAGATCATCCGGATGATTTAAAAGTGAATTTGGACCGAGTAAGCCACATGATAACACAAATGTGGATGGAAGGTCCTAATGGTTATGGCAAGATGAAAATTTTGCCAACACCTATGGGCAACTTAGTTCGTACTATGCTTGAAAGCGGCGTAAAACTTGGCGTAAGTTCTAGAGGCAGCGGCAACGTTGATGATAGAACTGGTGAAGTAGCAGAGTTTGAGATTATCACAGTAGATATAGTTGCACAGCCTTCGGCGCCAGGAGCTTACCCCACACCGGTTTATGAACATCTCTTAAATGCAAGAGGTGGGAATAGAGCGTTTAGGGTGGCGCAAGAAGTTAAAGAAGATCCCAAAGCACAGAAGCACCTCAAAGAGGCTATGCTTCACATAATAAACGGTTTGAAATAACCGGATAGGAGATAGTGATGTTGGACGCATTCAAACAACTAGTTGAAAGTGGTGTAATGTCAGAAGACGTAAAGTCTGTGATTGAAACTGCTTTCTCTAAGAAAATCCAAGAGAATCGCGACCAGGTCACCGCTCAACTTCGAGAAGAATTTGCTCAAAAATACAATCATGATAAATCAATCATGGTTGAGGCAATCGACAAGATGTTAAGCGAGAGATTGGCCGCTGAAATGGCTGAACTAGTAGAAGATAAAAAAGCATTAGCGGAAGCTAAAGTTGCTTATCAACACAAAATGAAATCTGACAGTAAAATGTTAGAATCATTTATGCTAGGACAGTTAGGAAAAGAATTGGTAGAATTCCAAAACGATCGTAAGAAAGTTACAGAAAACTTCCACAGCCTTGAGCAATTTGTAGTACACGCATTGTCCAAGGAAATTAAAGAATTTGCAATTGATAAACGTGATTTAGCTGAAACGAAAGTTAAGTTAGTCCGTGAAGCAAAAACACAATTCGCAGCTATTAAGAAGCAATTCATTAATCGTAGCGCAGAGGTTGTTCAAGAAACTGTTAGCAAACAATTAAAATCTGAAATTAAGCAATTAAAAGAAGATATTGATTCTGCTCGCGAGAACAATTTTGGTCGTCGATTATTTGAAGCGTTTTCACAAGAATTTTCTACATCATACTTAAACGAAAAATCTGAAACAAGTAAATTGTTAAAGGTTTTAGCTAAGAAAGATGAAGAAATTGCTGAAGCAAAAAATGCTCTAGACGAGAAAACAACAATCGTTGAATCTAAGGACCGCGAAATTCGCATTACTAAAGATTTGATGGAACGTAAGTCTATTATGGGCGAAATGTTAGCACCTTTAAGTGCCGACAAAAGAGAGGTTATGCAACAACTTTTAGAAGGTGTGAAAACATCTAATTTAAGAGGTGCATACGACAAATACCTACCAGCAGTTATCGATGGCGAGAAACAAAAAGTAATGAAAGTTGCTTTGACAGAAAGCACTGAGATCACTGGCGATAAACAAGTTAAGCCAGGGGTAGGCTTAGATAATATTTTAGATATCCGCAAATTAGCGGGCCTAAAATAATTTTAATTCAAGGAGACATAAATGTCACAACTATTAAATGAAAGATGGTCGGAGACCAAAGAAGCTCTGCTTGAAGGCCTATCAGGTGTCCGCAAGTCAAGCATGAATGTATGTTTAGAAAACACACGCAAATATCTAGCAGAAAGCGCATCCGCAGGTGCTACAACAGCAGGTAATATTGCAACACTTAACCGTGTTATTCTTCCAGTAATCCGTCGTGTTATGCCGACAGTTATTGCAAATGAAATCATTGGTGTTCAACCAATGACTGGACCAGTTGGTCAAATCCACACTCTACGTGTACGTTATGCTGATACATCAGCTAATGACCAAGTAGTTGCTGGAGATGAGGCACTAAGCCCATTCAAGATCGCTGCTGGTTATTCTGGTAACAACCAAAGTACCAACACTACCGCTGCTAACAGCTCCAAAGCTGCTAACACAGCAGTATTAGAAGGTTCTGCAGGTAAGCGTATGAGCATTCAAATCTTGAAAGCACCAGTCGAAGCTAAGTCTCGTAAACTAAGCGCTCGTTGGACTTTCGAAGCTGCACAAGATGCACAAAGCCAACAAGGCATTGACATCGAAGCAGAAATCATGGCTGCTCTAGCACAAGAAATCACAGCTGAAATCGATCAAGAAATCCTAAATAGCTTACGTCTATTGGCTTCCGTCGAACAATCATATGACCAGTCCCTAGTGTCTGGTACAGCTACATTCGTTGGTGACGAGCACGCTGCTCTAGCTATCCAAATCAACCGTGTTGCTAACTTGATTGCTCAACGTACACGTCGTGGCGCAGCTAACTGGGCTGTTGTTTCTAACCAAGCATTGACAATTCTACAAAGTGCTACTACTTCTGCTTTTGCTCGCACTACAGAAGGTACATTCGAAGCTCCTACAAACACTAAGTTTGTTGGTACATTGAATGGCGCAATGAGAATTTATGTTGACGCATATAAGACAGATACTGATGACAATAATCAAGTTCTAGTCGGATACAAAGGTACTAGCGAAGCAGATGCTGCTGCGTTCTATTGCCCATACATTCCTCTAATGAGCTCTGGTGTTGTATTAGATCCTAATACCTTTGAGCCAGTAGTTGGCTTCCTAACACGTTACGGTTACGTTGAATTAAACAACACCGCTAGCAGCTTAGGTAACGCTGCTGACTATCTAGGTAAAGTATCGATTGCTAACTCTACAGTTAGTTTCCGTTAATCTTTAGTTAGATCAAAACGCAAATTAAAAACCCGCTTCGGCGGGTTTTTTGTTAAATATAGTGTCTAGATTATTATGCGGTTCCCGCCGCGTAGAGCCTAGAACGCTCATAACATCAAGGAGAAACAAATGGGACGTCCAATTAATAAAAAGTATTTCGGAAATACAAACGCAGGCTCTGCAAGTACATCATCTGATAACGGTATCGGCGGTGAAGGTATTTCGAGCATATCAATTTCAAACAGTGGTACACTATATTCACAAGGAATAACTGCTACCATTTCAGCGCCACAACTCCCAACAGGTGTTCGTGCATTAGTAACTCCAATTGTTCAAGCAACTGGTGCATTAGCTGGCCAAATAACAGGATTTAGCATTTCAGAACGAGGATCTGGTTATACAAGTGCATCAATTACAATAACAACTGCTACTGCTGTAACATCAGCTTCCACTGGTACAAGTGGTGTTGCCACTATCTATCCAGCTAGCACAACAGGCATTTATGTAGGCATGAAAGTAATTGGTGCTAATATCAGTTCTAGTTCTACATATGTTACTGGGGTAACAAACGGTGCAGTTGGATTAACATGGGTTAATGCAGGTACGGTTAATGCTTCAATTAATTTTGTTAGTGTAGGTTCTGGTTTTGCAGGCACAGTTAGTTTACAAAGTGTAAGACAAAATGCTATTGATTTCTTAGCATGGGTACCTATTGCAACTGGCGGTTCATTGAATACAGGCGGAAGTGCTGTATTAGGTGATATTGTTAAACAACAAGGTACAAGACGTTATTATGTAAAAACTGCTCAAGGATACGGAGTATGTTCTTTAACTTCTAGTACTGTTGTTAGAGGAACACTGAGCATTATTGCATCTGACTGGAATGGTAACACATATTGGGTTACTAGATTAGAAAGTCGTAAAGCACGTCTATGGCGCAAAACACAAAATGGTGCAAGTGCTTGGGTATATGCATCTGGTGATTTAGCTAGATGGTCATTAACTGCTGCTACAGGAACTAACAAAACAGTTATTGGCACATTGGTTAATATTCCTAGCGTATAATTATAGGAACAAGAAAAAGCTGCTTCGGCAGCTTTTTTTTTAGGTAAATATTATCATGGCATCATCTTGGACATCACCTAAATCTATTTCTCAATCTGCAGAATTAGAAACTCATATACCTTGGAATTCTAATTTTTCTAGTATTCAATATGATGACGGTACTCGACTATCAACTACCACTCCCCTATCGCATATTGCTAATTCATATGCCGGCGATAGAGTAATGAAAACTTATTATTTGTATGCAACTGGATTTAATTTTGGTCGCTGGGATTACAATAAGAACACTATTGCAGGTATACAACTTAAATTAAAATCAGAAAGAACTGGTCGGATTGTAGACGATACTATTCAACTAGTTCTAAATGGAGCAGTTATTGGTAAAAATAACGCCAGCATAGAAATTGATCAAAACAAATATTACGGAATTTCAACTCCTTGGGAAATAACTTTAAACACTACTGCTACAAATTCAATAGTTCAAGATCCCACATTTGGAGTATGTATTAGATTTCAAAGTCATCCAAATTGGCCCCATAGAGAAAGTCCATCAATCGAACACGTAGCACTAAGGCTGTTAACATCAGATGATTTAGCAAATGGAGAACCATTAGATAGTAGTTCACCAAATGTTGGGTCGAGTAGAAATTCAATTCTATATCCCGGGAATGTACGATTAAAAAAGAGAGATGGACTCGATTTGCCAGGCGATGAGTTTGGTCAAGGCGGTGGCGGTGGTAACGGATATCAAGGTAGCGGCGAGTTTTATATGGGCAGCGGCGGATATACAAGTAGCGGTGGTGGTTATATTGGTAGTTGGGGTTATGTAGGATCATTCATAACATCATATTTAGGATCATTTGTAACACATAATTATTACACAGGGTCAATAAGCAATAGAACTAGTTTCTTACCTAATAAATCAGAAATTCCTCAAATAATTGAACAATGGTCGGGAGATTTAGTAGGCACGTTTGATGATTATCAATTGTATGTATGGACTGGTACTGACTGGATCTTATTCTAGTACCGTTAAACGATAAATATCAAAAAGGAAACGTTGATGGGAACTGTTAATATTGTTAGACAATCAGGAGATTACCAACTACAAGCTAAAAATGGCGGTATAGTTTTCGACGTCACTAGCGGAAATACAACATATTCTGCAAATACAGGAACAGTTACTATATACGGTAATTTAGACATCATAGGTAATTCTACATACGTTGAAAGTACCGCTACAAATATAAAAGATAACATTATCTTTTTAAACGCTGGTGAAACTAATAACTATGTTACTATGGGAACTTCCGGAATAGCAATTTCTAGAGGTTCGATAAGTACGTTATCCAATGCAGCAAGTGTACTATATAATGATTCAGCATACTGGTCATTTGATAATATTACTAACAATCGAGGAGTTTGGCAATTATCTTCTAGTGATCAGACTAGTGCGATTAAAGTTAATGCTATTAGAGTATCAGCAGCTCAAAATACTTTAAATTTGTTTGGAAAAGAAAATCCTAATGCAGTTTTGAATGTTAGGGGCACTACTGATTATGAAAATAATGTAGTAGATGACGATGATATTCCTAATAAAAAATACGTTGATTCAAAAGCATATGCAGGGGAAGAATTTACTAAAAAGATAAAAGTAGGAAAGTCATTTATTGAAATTAATGATAATAGTTTAAATCCACTTGATCCTTATTATCGATCTAATAATAGAATTTTTGGAACACTAGGAACCTCAACGAATGTTGTATTTCAATTCCAAGACACATCTGCATTATTACAGGGATTGACTATATCAGATACTAATATTCTTGTTAACGCTGGAAGATATAGTAATACAATAGCAATAACTCCCCAAAGTACAGGAACAGTACAGATTAACTCTGCTCTTAGTTTATCTAATGTCTCTGCTCCGACTCCTGTAAATTATGTTACGCACATTTACAGTACTTCAACAGTGGGTGGCGGTGGAACAGGTCTGTATTTTGTAAATACAACAAAAAGCGATGAACTAGTTAGTAGACGCCGTTCGATAATTTATGGAATAATTTTTTAAGGTTAACAAAATGTCAATAAAAAATACATTAGTTGCATCAGCAAACACAACAAATATTTTTACAGCATCTACTGGTACGGAATATGCAATTACTACTATGATTTTCTGTAATACCGATGCAACAGTATCAGCATCATTAAATTTATGGGCAGTGCCGTATGGCTCAGTTGCCGGAGGAGCCATCAATAGATTATTGAATAATGTTGTTATTCCTCCAACAGAAACATTTATTATGGATAGCGAAAAACTTATATTAGGTGATAGAGATGCTCTGTGGGCGCAGGTACTTGAACCTGGGGCCGATCAACGTATCAATGCATGTGTTAGCTATGTTACAATATCATGAAATTTGTTAAAAGATTACCTATAAGCAGATCAGATCCGATGAGCGATAAGTTTGCCGTGTTGGCCGACGATAGAATCATTACTAATACTAAAGTTGCCATGTCCGTACCTGTTGGAACTAATGCAACTAGACCTACAGTATATCTTAACGGACAAATTAGATTTAATTCAATTACTAATGATTTAGAAACTTATAATATTAGTAACTTAGGATGGGAACTTATTCGAACAGTACGACCTGCTCCTATTACTCAACAAACATTAGGACCTGGTGACTATACCGGAACTGATTTTGGACCATTACGTTATTCTAGCGGCGAATACTACACAAATTATAATAATCCACAAAACGTTTTTGTTTTTATTGAGAATGTGTTTCAAATTGCTAATACAAATTATACGTTAATTCAAGGATCTGGTAATGTTTATATTAGGTTTTCAGAGCCGCCACCAGATGGAAAATATATTACCGTATTATTAGGATACGATGGATATTTTCCACCGTTTCCAGCAGCGTAATTTAAATAAAATCTATTTTTAAATAAATAACTTGATGCCAAAAATGGCAGAACAAACTGTGGTAAAACCCGCAATGTAAGGTGGTTCTAGGGTGAAAGTCCCTTGTCAAGGAGCATAAATGGCTATTGGTCGCATATCAGGTCCGTTATTAGCAGCAAATTTATTTCGTAATGATCGCGACATAGCTTTCTATAATAATTCTAGTTCGGAAGATCCTGTACTGTATCTTGACATAGTTAATACCAGAGTTGGTATCAAAACTAAAACACCTCAGTATTCTTTAGATGTTAAAGGAACAATCAATGGTGATGTTCTAAGAATAGTTGAAACTACTGCCGGTACTGGTAGAGGAACTATTGGAAAAATCTTTATTTCTACTAATACTATTTCTAGTTTAGTAGGTCCTATAAACATTCGACCATCTGGAAACGATGACATTAACTTATTAAGTAATGTATTAGTTGATGGCAGCTTACATGCTACTGGAAATATAACAGCAGATGGTGATATTGCATTAGGTAATGTACCTACTGATAGACTAAGATTTAATGCTGAAATAGATAGCAATATTATTCCGGCAATTGATAATACATATAATATTGGATCAAGTACAGCTACATGGTCAGCTGGATATTTTCAAGATTTAATAGCAAATAAAATTTCTAGTACTGCTGGATCAATTAATATTAATCCAGCAGACGGACTATTAGAAATTAATGGACAATTAAGAGTTAACGGAAATCATAAACCTCTTGGCACAGCACCAGTAGTTACTAATGTATTGTATGTTACTATGGACGGTGATGATACTAACGACGGTGCTGCTATGGACGAAACTAGAGCATGCCGCACGATTAGCGGTGCAACTAAGAGTCCATTATATACTCAAGGTACTGCTATTAAAGTTGCTCCTGGTAGATATTACGAAAATAATCCTATACTAATGCAACCATATACTAGTATTATAGGTAGTGATTTAAGAACAACATTTATTGAACCTATTAATAAAACACAAGATTTATTCCATGTTCAGTCTGGTTGCTATATTGCACAACTACAAATGAGCAACGGACGTAGTGGATTACTACCAATAGAAAATGCTTCAGGTTATAATCGTGGAGCATATGCAACAGCATTTCCTCCTAGTGTAGACGGAGAAAAGATAGACGTATTCCATTCTCCATATATTCAAAATTGTACCAATCAGAGTGGCCCGTGGTTAAAAGACGGCACTATGTTTGTTCCTAATCAAACTGTTCAAATTCCTAAAGCAGTAGGAACAGGAACGTGGGTAGCTAATACAAGTACACTAGTATTAACATTGTCTACTGGCACTATTGCAATAGGTGATAGTATAAATTCAGGCCCACAAAATTTAGGATTCTTTGACGCTAGGACATTAGTATTAGCCAATAAATCATTCATTCAAGAGCAAGTAATTAACTATATTAGTAACAGTATTTCAAGTGCGTCGCCTGGATCTATATGGTATAATTTTAATTATAATAGAGAAAAATGTCGAAGAGATGTTGGTATAATTTTAGAAAATATTGCGTATGATACTACATTTGGCGGTAATGAAAAATCTATAGAAAGTGGTAAATCATATTATCAGGGAGTAATTAGTGTAATTGCAGGGCAAGAGTTACAAACTGTTGCTGCAATTAATTATATTAATACAGTTACCCAAAAAGTTATTATAAATTCAACAAGCTCAGTTTACGGAGTTGTAACTAATCCGCAAATTTTTAATAGAAATTTAAAGAACGGAGCAATTGCTAGCCAAGCATTTACAAAAAACATTAATATCATTACAGATATAATTAAAAACGGTCCTGATAGTGCTCCTGACATATATAAGAGTTCGGGTCCCGATGCTTATGCAGTTAGTGCTGAAATACTATTACAAACTAATAGAAAATTTATTCAAAACGAAGTAACTGCTTATACTGATTTTACATATTCTGGTATAAATTATAATGTTAATAAATGTAAGAGAGACTTAGGATTGATTGTAGATTCAATTGGTCTTGACATATTGTATCCAACTAGTTCTGCTTCACAAAGTACATTTACTGGCTTACAATATTGGAATCAAAATTCGTATACAGGATTAATTGCTACAGAATTAACGACTACTACTAATGCTATAAGATACGTTAGCTCTCTTGCACAAGAAGTTATTCAAAATATTACATCCGGTCAACGATATCAATCAGTATATAATCAGAATACTAGTCTAACAGCAGGTTCTGAATCTGAAGCAGCTATTATATCTGAAGAATTTGGATTAATAGTTGATATAATACTTAACGGAACTGATTCGATAACTGATAAGATTATTCCTAATAGTGTATCAACTTCTACAGTTTCATCTGTAATAAATGCTTTTAATTTATTAGTAGCAAATAAATCGTATATACAAGAAGAAGCAGTTGCGTATGTAGAATCAAATAAAACTACTGGATTTACTTATACTACTTCTACATGCAAACGC